AATGTTACTTTTGAACAACTAAAAGCTTCCGCAGTAGATGGTTTAACTGGTGCTTTCACATCTCTTATCGATGGGACTAAATCTGCTAAAGAAGCATTCTCTGATTTTGCCAGAAGTTTTCTTGCTCAAATTGCCCAGATGATTATTCGGTCTTTGATACTTAAGGCTATTAATACTGCTTTGGGCGTACCTAGTGTATCAGGTGGTGGGTCTATCCCTGGTGGTGCGGGTGGTGGTTTGTTTGAAGTCAAAAATGGAATGCTTGGTTTTGCGGGTGGGGGTAGAGTTCATGGAGGGGGAAGTTCAAAATCAGATTCTATCCCTGCAAGATTAAGTGATGGGGAATATGTACACAATGCTGCGGCTGTACAAAAATACGGTTTGAATTTCATGGAAGCAATCAACAGATTAAAGTTGGATGTGAATACGAAGGGACTTCCAAATTTTGCAATTACCAGACCCCGAAGAATGAATTTTCAAACAGGTGGTGTTGTTGATTCTGGTTCATCTACTCCTGAGTCTTTAGCTAGACCTTCTTCCCTGAGAATTATTAATGTTCCTGATATGGAAGCCGCTAAAGAATTCGCAGTTAGTTCTGAGAATGAAGAAGTGGTTATGAATATTATGCGTAGAAATTCAGGACAAGTTAAACAATATTTGAGGTAGGAAAAGAAATGCCAAACGTACAAAATTTACCCGCTAGTAGCCACAAGGACTTGATGAACAAGGTTCGCCAGTTCATAACTGGCTATGGGACTTTTCCCGCGCCTGGATTTGCAGGGGTAGGTGATGGAACCATAAGTGATGTTGCTTCCCCGCCGCCTTCACTGTCCGAGACTTGGACTATTCTTTGTACTCTAGGTGGGGGTGTCGGTGTCGGTTTATTTTCGGTTACTGGTTCTGTGTCGGGTGCTCAGGGTGTTGCAACTGTGGGTGAGTTCTATGATGGTGCGGGTGGACTGTTTGAATTCCTGTTGAATGATGGGCCTATTGATTTTGTAATAGCTGATGTGTTCACGGTGGTCATCACTGAAGGCGCAATGATTACAGCAGGTCAAGAATGGGCGCAAGACAGGTGGGTTCCACATCCAAATGATATTATCACAGGAACCAATTTTGACATTCCAAGAAATATTTTTAATGGACTTTCAGGTTCAACTACTACAGCAGTAAGGGCATTGCAGACTACCGCAATAGCTCAGGCTCAATTTGATGATGCTGTTGAATTTGATCAGTATACTTTAGCTGCTCAAGGTGTTGGATTTCTATTAGCTAATACTCCGCTAGATTGGACATTTGAATGGTCTGATGATTTAACAGGGCCGTGGACTATCGCAGATACCGTAGTGGGTTTTACTGCATGGATTGGGGGGGCAAATCATAATTTTGCTTTGACTTCCCCTGGTAGGCATTTTAACTGGCGTTTGGTTATTACAAATAACAATGGTGGGGTTGATGTCGATCTAGGATTTTTAGAGATGCGGGTAACAGGAGATTTAGATAGTTTTATGTCTGAAGGTCATCTACTTGTTACTGGTCAAGGACTTGCTGCGGCTGATTCTATTCCTGTGGGCATGGCAATTATAGAAGACCCATTTGTTCCATATTTTAATTGGAGATTGCAGGGAGCAATAGCGTTTGATGATAATGAACCATTTCAAAATCAACCAGGGGGAAGCCCTTTGAATGGCGGGAATTTTTATGTACTGGATGATGGACTTGTCACATATTGGATTATTGCCACAGGAAGGTATTTTATTGTTGTGACCAAAATAGGCACGATCTATACATCAATGATGATGGGGTTTTTCCTGCCTTATGGTGCGCCTTCTGAGTATGGATTCCCGTTGATAATAGCGGGTAGTGGGCGTAATCTAACTGGCAATCCCTTTCATTTCACTCTGATAGATAATCGTTTTAGGATGTTCGCAAACCCTGGTGCTGATGCTATGTTGCTTCGTGACCCTACAGGGAATTGGCTCTTTTTTTCAAATTTTAGAAATTCGGGAGTAAACGATTTCCAAACAGTTAATAGGAATGTTGCACCTTTTGCGGGTCATGCTATTAATCAGACTAATCTGATGAATGATAAAATTGTTGAGGCTATTGATGGTTCGTACCCATTGACTCCGCTTATCCCATCGGAGTATGAAAATGAAGATGGGACACCTGGATTCAATGCAAATGCGTATGGTGAACTGGAAGGTGTGTTTCATATATCTGGTTCAAATCAAACATCAGAGAATACGCTAGTAATCGGGCCTGATACCTACATTGTTTTCCAAGACGTTTACCGATTAGCGTTCCACAATTTTATGGCAATTAGGTTAGACACATGAGTTACTTAACAGGAACAGCTACAGATGTTGACGATCTGCTTTCAAAATTGAGTACGTTTGCACAGGCAAATGGTTGGACTGAAAATAAAGTTGTAGCAGGTAGTGGCAATGGGTCAAGCTCAGAATTGTATTTATCGAAGGGTGTTACTTTCGTTATTTACGATGCTCAATTAACTACTGGTAATAATACTTATCATGGGGTGAACCAAGCACTAGATCATCCCCACATTGATGTTTATGTGGCAACAGGATTTAATGGTGCAAATTCCGCAGCAGGTCAGCCAGGAACGTCCCTTCATAAAGAAACAAATTGGTTGCTGCCTAATATGACTGCCTTTCATTTTTTCACTGATTCGACTAAAGAATATTTGCATGTTGTGGTGGAAGTTATTGCAAATGAGTTCAGGCATATTCAAATTGGATTACTGGATAAGATAGGGGCTTATGATGGTGGGCAATATAATCAAAGTACCTGTACTGATCAGAATGCTATCAGGATAGATGACCCCATTAGTTTTCAGCACAGTTATCCTTGGACTCGGCTAGGTAACGGTGTAGGTAAGTTCCAATTTCTTCGTGCTAATATTGACGGTGTTCAGTGGAAGTCAAGTCGATTCCAAGATAGTACTGATGGATGGGTTCCCCCTTTGAGAATGGCAGCACAGGGGGAATGGTTAGATAACCACTTTGATGTGCGTTTATTTGGAAATGTGGATAGCCAACCGAATACATTTAATTCAACAGTTGTCTTGTTTCCCATACCTGCTTTTATTCATAGGAGTGCTACACAACGCGCACCCGTAGGTAAGCCTTTTGATCTTAGAATGGGAAATATAAAAAATGTTTCTCCAAGTTCATCGATCTTTTTTGGCGGGGATGAATGGCTGATATTCCCATTTATACAAAAGAAAAACCCCTTTATTAGAGATGATCAGCCAAATTCAGGTTTCTTAGCGTTTGCCTATCTCAAGGTTCCATAATGGTTGATCTTGTAGACGCTTCCCCGATCTTTTCAAATCCATTTGCGGGTAATCAGGCTACTCTGTCGGAGGGGCAGGATGTTTTCCCTATTCCTATCTTTGTTAATACGGAAGAGATTTTTGGGGATTTAATCGACAATGAGCCTGTAGATATGCGCTCTGAACTTGTTGATGGGCAGCTTTGCCCGATGTTCGTTGAAGATTTTTATGAGCGAGTTCATGTTACTCCAAGCGTAATTGCGTTGGGTAATTTGGTTAGCGCACAGATTAGAACATTTGAAGTATGGAATGCATTTTTTACCAGTAATAACAATATTAGTTTGACCCCCGTGGGAGACACAACAGGAGTTATTCTGACTGAACCTGCTATTCCCCCAACTTTATATCTTGCCTTAGAATCCAGGGAATATGAAATTAGTGTGGGTCTGACTGGCCCGCCTGCAATTGATATTGTTTATACGTGGGTATTCGATACTGAGTCAGTGACTCTTGAACTGACTGGTAACAGGGTAATTATTTTTTGCGTTCTCCCCAGATTGGTCTGATGTTGTGGTTGAAAGGTATGAATGGGCAACCCAAATTATTGAAGCTGATGATGGGACTGAAAGAAGAAACAGGTTGAGAACCAATCCGCGAAGAAGTTTGGAATATAGGGTTTTGGTTGAAACAGATGATAAGCGTTGGCTTGAAACTTATCTTTGGGATTGGAAAGCAAGATTATTTTCTGTACCGATTTGGACTGATTGCGTATTCACTACTGCTGATACGCCAATAGGTGATTTAGTAATTGATGTGGCTTTTACGGACAACACATCTTTCAAGGTTGATGGGGTAGCAATATTTATTATAGATCAGAGAGATGTTGAGGCTGTAGAAATTGCAAGTATTACGGCAACCAGTTTGACATTGCTTAGACCAACACTGAAAGCTTGGCCTTCAGGCACTAGGATTTATCCCGCATTGACAGGTAGATTAACTGAAGATCAGAATTTGACACAACCAACTGCTGACATAGATTTTGCTAGTATTAAATTTCAATTTGTGGATAACGAAGCAATTCCTGCTGTGGATTCACCAACTGCTTATAAAGACGTTAGCGGAGAACCAACATTTGTTTTGGAGAGAATACCCAACAGAGCAGCAGATTTATCTTTAACATATCAGTCTAAATATGGTTTGGTAGATTTTGGAATATCCCCTGCTTTTGTTGATGATCGTACAGGATTCCCAGATGTCGTAACCAAGTTTGATTTTGCTGATGAAGGGCGGGAAGATATTTGGTTCTGGAAAGAATGGTTACATGCACGGGCAGGTAAACATACACCATTCTGGATATCGTCACAGTCTCAAGATTTTATTGCGTTGGAAACAATTTTCAGTTCGGATGTTGGGATAACCGTTCAGGATTACGAGTACAGGAACTTTTATAATTTCGCACAAGGCAAGCGAGATATTGTGATAGTAAATAAAGCAGGGTTGAGATTTTATCGAAG